CCTCACGGATGTAACTTACATCTTTATCCAATAGGAAATAATAGTCACCCAGCGCATCAATAACAGCCAAAGAAAACGTAGATAAGTAGTCATTAGGGCAGTTTAGGTACGGGCTACTTGAGGTTGCAGTCAGCGTAGCTGTTTTACGTAATGCAGGTAACTGCACAGAATTGTAGATACGCTGTTCCGCTTGCTGAGTAAAATTCGCAAGTTGGTCTGCAGAAAAACTATTCTCAACGTAGTCTTGAATGTTTGTGCAAAGCTGGGTGTAGGTCATCATAGTGGTAAAGTCCTATGCCATAGGTCCGCGAGCCATTGTGCCTTTTGTTGCAGCGCCTGTGCCACGGATTTTAATACCATCAGTTTTTTCTGGTGCATAGTTATACTTACCCACGTTACCGGCAGAGATATTCAACTCAGAGATGCCATTACCAGACTTAGTAACAACACCTTTCATATCGACTTCTTTGTACCGATCAGCATAAGCTGATGCAGGTTTGTTTTCTTTAGCCATTATTTGCCACCTTGGTTTTTAGCTCGGGCCATATTGCGACCGAATTTACGGAGGTTTTGGTTAGTGACGGTTTTTGCTTTACCACCTTTAGCAACGTCGCCGTCGATGCCTTTTTTAGCACCGTCGTCACCTAAGTTTTTACCTTTGGTTTTGCCTGATTTAGTAATGCCGTCTGCTGCTGATTTGTATGCCATGTTGTACTCCTAAGATACTGTGATTGTAACTGTGCCGACAGAAGTTGTCGCCACTAAATAATTCGGTGTTAGCCCTGCATCACTTGCTCGTGATCCCCCGGTTGGGTTCCAACCCCACTGAAACACTCGACTACCTTCACCTTGATACCCATCAACACCTAATCCTGATGTTTGATAACTGTTGTCTGGGCGAGGTTCTCGTAAAGCCCAAGCGTCTTGTACAGGATACATCCCTAATTGTAACTGGGGATGATCTGGGTTCCAACATTCGGGACAAGCTTTAATGCTAACTTGTTTGGTCTTAATTGTTAGTTTACGTAACTCTGCAAGCTTATACCGCTGATTGCATATATCACAAAAACCAAAAGCCCATTTACCAACTGCAAATTTAGTAGCCATTTAACGTCCGTAAAACAAAACTCTAGGAACAAAACGATCACTAGCCTTTTCACGGTCCTCGTCGGCTGCCAATTGGAACTGTTGTTCATAATCAGCTTTAAGCATAACTATGCGATTTGGGTCTACGTTAGGTAGTTTAGCCGATAAATAATATGCCAGACCTGCAACCATCGCGTTTAAAAAGCGAAACGGAATATCTTGTGTAACGTCACCATTACCAGCATCCTGAATGCGGCGTAGTCTCCAGTACACAAAGTAATAGTATGGAGTAGATACAGAACCCTGATCTGGTGTAGGCCACACATTAATCTGTGGATTTGCAACACCGGTAACCGGATAAGTTGCACCGGACTGCCTATTAACCCACACTTGAATCGGTCTACCGGTAGCGTTCTTATTAGGGATAGTCGCATAGGTAGAGGATGAAATTCGGTTAATGTTGATGTCAGTTTGCTGTTGCCCTGAACCTGTACGTACAACTTGGTCTAATAAATCAATGGTGTCTACAGGCAGATCATAAGTAATCTGGTTAGGGTAAAGTGGAATAACACCTTCTTCGATTGTCCAAAGATTAATACCCCGATTCGCCCATTCGATTGTCATCAAGTTCAACGAGCGTCTAGCTGTACGTAAATCATAACCCGTGCGAAGTTCTTGCCCACAACGTTCAAAAGCATCTTCGACAATGTCTGTGATTGATAGGTTAAAACTGCTGGTTCCTGATGTTGTCATGCCCAAACCCTCAACGGTGTTTTTGGTTCGATTTTGTAAGTATCTAAAACAGGGATTTCTTCACCCACTCTGACATTCACATGATAGCCGTCTATTGCTGCAAACGCTGGGTATTCGTTGCCATCTTCATCTTTCAGCATTTTACCTGTTGGTTTATGGATAGTGTCTACAAAGTCAATAGAAGCTAGTCCTGTAGGTACTAGCACTACACTTTCATCTTCATTCTCTACTTCAGCTAGAAAAGATAGATTAGATAAAACATCCTCAGCTTCGGCTTGGTCTTTAAACTTTAAGTAATAATCAATCATGTTGTTAATCCCTGTAATGTGCCGTTAGGTAAACGTGTTGGGTAGTATTTGATGGATTGGATGTGACCGGTTAAATAAAATGTAGACCCTGCTGTACTTCCAAAAGATAACTGATTAACTGTTGGTAGTGTGACTAAAGTATCATCTACACCAAGCACACCATTCTTAGCATAGTTTGCATTGTTTAACGTAAACGCTGCACAATATTTTACATCCCCAATTAGCCCCGTTGCAGAGTATGCTGTTTGCCCTAAACCAGCAGTTGTAATGATTAAAGGTCTATCTGTTCCGTTATTCCATTGAATAGTTCTTATAGCATTGTTTGTAGTCCCATCAGTAATAGAATAGACAGTGTTAAAGCTACTTGTATTAGTAAAACTCACCGCAGCATAAATAGTCCCCTCACTCTGGTTATACCAACTACTAAAGTTACTACCCAACATGCTTGCATTATCAGCCGCACGAGTTACGGTAGCTGAGGTTGTTGGGATGTATGAGGTTGGGAAAGCGCCTGCTTCTAGTTGAGCGCCCCAAATGTAGATACCTGATGTTCCGTCACCAGCATAGGTTCCCCCAGTTTTATAAATATAGTTATTACCATTACCGTTAGATGTTGCTACTAAGCTACATCTAAACCAACCGTTACCAACTGAAGTTATTGAAGCTGCTATAGCATTAGCATTTGCTATTGAAGCAGTTACTGCCGCTAAATCAAATATACCTATACCTCCTCCACTACCTAACTGCAATCTAAATACAGTCCATTCGGCAGGGGATGTCATTTTAGCATATATACTGTATGTATATGTTTGACCTAGTGTAGTAGCATAAACTTCATATATTAAGTGTTGTGCCGTAGTCGTGTTGTCGATAATTTTATCGGCTGTTGTTGTACCATCTGGTGCAATAGCTACATTAGTGTTTACAAGAATGTTTGCTGGTGTTCCGGATTTAGTCCAAGCCGCATTATCAAACTCACTACTATAGGTCATTAAATTAGTCCGCTGTTCTTCGATCAACAAACCTTTTGGCGCTAAAGTAGCAGGGTCGTAGTCGAATCTTGGGCCATAGTAAGCAGTAGAAGTTGGTACTGCTACTGGATTATAGCTGTAAGGGTCTAGTGAAGCTGAGTCTGATAACTGAGCGCCAAAGATGTATATGCCTGATGTACCATCGCCTGTGTATGATGACGGTGTATTTGAACTATTGGTTGATAGTCTTATTTGCGCTCCAGTAGTAGCTGCTGTTAATACTGATACGGTAAAACTACATCTAAACCAACCATTACCAATAGGTACTATTGTAGAAGTCCCTGCATTGGGAGTACCTGCTATGCCATTGACTATGTCAAATCCAGCCACTAAGTTGGCCCCACCGGAACCTACACCAGTTAATATCAACTGTAAGAAAGTGCGTTCAGCAGCTTTAGTATAGACACTATATGTCAACACCTGACCAACTGTAAACGATGGAGACGGTATCGGTTGGATATAATGCCCTACAGAAGCTGTAGTATTCTCAACCAACTTCTCCCCACCATCAAACCCAAAAGGCCCGATAACTGTACTAGCTGCAATACTACTATTACTCTTAGTCCAAGCCGAATTTTCAAAGTTCTGGCTGTATCCGAGTAGGTTTTTAACAGTCGTTGAATAGTAAGGCTGTAGCGCACCTTCGTTTAGTTGTGCGCCCCATATATAGATGCCTGAGACACCATCTCCTGTGTAGCTGTTACTACCGGATGCATCTAAAAGAATTGCTTGAACCGACCCGCTACCAGCCGTTGAAGAAAATATCAAACCAGCGCGATACCAGCCAGTTCCGATAGATGTGACAGTTGCTCCTACGACAGCAAATCCAGTCCCAAAAGCAGAGGATGCAGAAACAGAACCTGTGATTAAATTTACGTCAACCAGAACACCGCCAGAGCCTGTCGCTGCAACAAACCGTACTTTTGTTCTCTCACCAGCTTTTGCATAGACGGAATAAGTGTACGTTGTTGTAGCAAACGAATACCCTTCAAGCGTACTGTGCGCCCCAGCTGCAGTATTCTCAACCAACTTATCTGCGGTACTTGTGCCATCAGGAGCGGTTGTTACATTTGCTGAAACAGTAGCGTTAGTTTTAGTCCAAGCCGCATTATCAAACTGCTCTGAATAAGTCAGTAAGTTATGCGGAGCATACTGAACCAAACCGTCTGGCCCAACAAGCGTAGCGTTGCTGGAGCGGCTGAATGTGATACGGGGATCTAAAGACGTTGCGGTTTGGAAGTTCAAGCTTAAGGTAGTCGCACCGCTCCCATCCACCACAACCTCAAAGTCACCAACGCTACCTGTAGCATTAACATGCGAGGCTGTGCCGGGATATGTATTTGCGTAATCTACAACGCTTGCGCTTCCAACACCCATATTAACCGCCTACCTGACCCGCTTGAATAGCAGTCAATGTAGCAGTACCACTACCTGACAAGTTCGCTAACCGGATCTGTAAAACCGGAAACGCATAGTTACCATCTTGGTTAGTGGTCTGTGAAATTACAGTCGGGTGATTAAACCAGTTAGTCCCATCAAACGTATGCTGAATAGAATAGGTAATAGTGCCAGAGACAACCACACCAAAACCCACATTAAATGGGGAGATGTAGTAGTCCATTGGAATACCTGCACTGTTTGCTACACCGGTAACAGATTGTGTAATCGGTCTCATTTAGTTTTCCTTTTAACTTTTCCGCCTTTCTTGTACATCTCTACGTCTTGCGGATTGTCTTTACGTTTGATGGTTTTCTTGCCGGGCATTTTACTGGGGGAAATGTCGCCCATACCCCGCGATGCCATCATACAAATTTGCCTTTAGTGTGACCTTTAGTCACGCAACCGTCGGCACGAGTCACACCGCCTTTAGCCATTTTAGTGCAACCACCTGTAGCTTTCTTGACGACTTTAGCTTGGTTAGCCATTTCGCGTTGAATATCGGCGTTTCTAAGCTCATCACTTTTAACAGCACCGCCACCAGCGTAACATTTACCACCTTTCTTCATTTTCTTTTCCATCTCTTCGCCTTTCGCATATTGTTCAGGTGTGATTTTGCCGGACTTAATTGCTTTGCCTTCTTTCAGCTCTTCTTTATAAGTCTCTTTGCCTTTGAATATCTTTTTCAGACCTGTAACTTTTCCGCCTTTTTTATACGTAGGAGATGATATTTCTTTCTTAAAAGCACCTGCTTTACCTGTACCTTTATCTATCTCGTATTGGTACTTAGCGTCTTCGCCTTGCTTCGACCTAGTCGGAGCTTTTTTCATATATTCTGGGGCTTTAGGGTTAGCCTTATTGAACTTATCCTGCTCTTCAGCGGCCAATTTAGCTAAAGCATCAAACTTATCTGCTGCAATACCGCCTTCACCAAACTTTCTAATCTTTCTTTTGCTCACGTCGCCACCTCTATTAAATTTTTTGCCTTTATCGGCTTGATTAAACTCTTTAGCTACACTGACCGGTATACCTGCTTTCTTGGCGAACTCAGGGTTGTGAGCGGCGGCAGCCATAAAATTGCGCTGTTTCTTGCTAGTACTAGGCACTTTACTTACCTATATGCTGGAGTAACCAGCTAATAGCACCACCAATAGTCGCAGCAGCACCACCAACCATAAGTAGTGTTTTCCACCCGCCTTTGGCTTCAGATAATGTCGCTTGTATGAGGGCTAAACTCTTTTTGATCTCAGCCATCTCTTTGACCATCTTGTCCATGTCATCCTGCAAGTGCTTAATCTCTACATCGTGTACAGCTAAGTCTTTAATCATTTCAACAGAATCGTTCATTTGCAGTTCCACCGTTTTAGTGAGGCTGCTTTACGGGTCGGTCTACCTTTCTCGTCCTTCATAGGACCCGGCATCCCTGACATACGCGCACAAAACGATTTACGACGCTTAGCATCTCTCTCTGACTTTGGGTGCGGAGCAGGGGCTTTTAGGTTTGATCCTGTCGCACGGTTGTACTTAGCGCGGCCCTTTGCAGTTAATCCTGCACCTTTAGACACAGGTAACTTTTCACCACGTCCTACAGCCAATGAAGTAGTCTTAGCCATAATCAATCTCCTCAGTTAAAAGATGGGGAGCCGAAACTCCCCAGATCAATTACGCTTGTTGGGTTGTTGGGTTACCTGCACCATTAGAATCGCGCATAATGTACTCAGCTAACAATACGCCAGCACCAGCAGCTAATGAACCACTAGAGGCCATTGTGTAAGTGATGATTGCATCGGTTGAACCTACGTTGGCATACAACGCAGTTTGTGCTTCTGTAGACGGTGTAAACGAGATAAGACCTGAAGCACCTGTAGAAATAGCTGTACAAGATGATAAGGCTGTACCATTTAGATACAAAGTAATAACACCAGAAGTACCTGTAAATTTGGTAGTTTGGTATAAAGAAATGTTGGTGATGATTGCACCAGCGGGAATAACAAAGGCTGTAGAAGTAGCTGCGTCGTTATAGTTAACTGTATCAGTTTGACCTACCGATGTAGCACCCATGTTACGGATTTTACCAGCAACGGTGCCGGTGGTGTTTTTAACGGTACCTAATAACCAAGGACCTAAATGGCTAGCAAAGGACATTTTAATCTCCAAATACACTATTCCACGTCGTCTTGTGCGAGCCCGCTAGGTCGGTCGACGCAGAGAATTATTCCTAGACTCGACTCGCATATTACCTGAATGGCTGGGAAGTGCAAGAGGTTTATTCTAAAAGCTTATTTCTCCAAACCCATCGTTTT